AGGTGATTAAATGGAATGGGATGAATTAAGAGGAATAAGACAAGGACTATTAAAAGAAATGGATGTTTATCAATTGGCAATTGTTTGGGAAACTTTAGAATTAGTTCAACAAAGTCAATTAAGAAAATATAGACAAGATTTGTTAACGCTTCCACAAGACTACGAAACCGCAGACTTGGCTTACGAAAACTTACCTGATAAACCAACATGGATGAGTTGATTATTTAGTGGCTTATTTATACCCACCTAAACGGGTATTTTTTTTTTAAATTCGAATCCTAAGAGCAAATTAGTTTTCTTCGAAACTTTCCTTGAAAACCTTATCTAATAGTTTACGTTGAGTCTCTAAGTAGTCTCTCCAAATAGGTTTCTTAAACGCTGCCTCAAAACCTTCCAACTGTGCATCCCAATAATCTTCATCCATTTTACTCAACTTCTATATCTTTTAATGATTCCATAAAATCGGTCATCCACTTACACTTACCATTGTGATGTGTTCTTTTTTTCATTTTTTTTCTCCTCCCATAAAACGTAAAACAAGTGTGTTATTTGTATAGACACAATTAGAAAAAATGTATCTACAAAGAACATAGTGAAGTCCAATGTAGGTGAACTTAATCCTACAATAACTGATTGATTAATTTCTACAATTGACACTTCCGCTTCACTCTAGTGTAGTTCTAACACTAAGTAGTTAATTTACATTGCGGTATTTTTTGTGTAAAAAGCAACATTCTGTACAGTTTATATACTCTCAGAACTCGCTGTTACATAAAAAATACTACTCTTAAAAAAAATAAGAATAGAACTTGAAACAAAAAGTCAGAAAAAAATAAAAAAAAAAAGCAGCGTCATGGCCGAACAAAATTAATTATTCGACCACAACGCCTTACATTTTCTACATTGCCAAATCTTAATTTCATTAAGACTACCAACATAGACCCCACGAATCCGTCTTGGTATTGTTTCTTCTTTACAGAAGTTACAAACCTCAACTAGACCCACGTTTCTGTTCCTCACTTATTAGATTCGCCATGTATTCATCAATAGTATCTTCTGAATATTTACTATTACCAAAGGCTGCAAAAAATAACAATGAAATCATAATTATAAAAACAAACCAAATAGCAATAGATGTTGCACTTAAAGCCATTACCACATCACCTCCAAATCTTTCTCAATTGCTTCTTCGAGGGAGAAGCCTTTAACTATTTTGTTCTCAACACCATGTTTCCACAAATCATAAACTAATTCACAATCTTTCAAACAATATTCGGCAACTTCAGAGTAACCCCCTGTTTTCCAAATCTTTGGTGCATCGGCACTATCCATTAGTTTATCAGAACCAAGTGTATGTTGAACCAAATTAGAAAGAGAATATCTTTCACCATATTCTTTAGAAAGTATTGCACTTGTATCAATATATGATTCAGGATTATCTAGGTATTTTCTAATACAATAAATATCCATTGCATTTTTCAAAACAGGTAAGTCAAAGTTTCGTATGTTGTGTCCTAGTAATTTTCCACCGTTATCAAAATGTTTTTCTAAATCGAATTTTAATTCTGATAATGGTTTGATAATTACATTAGATTTTTTCAAATCATCTACTGATTTGTCAATATAGATAGTTCCTACGTCTCCATCCCAAGTACAAACAGTTGATACTTGAAACATATGGGTATTTTCCCAACCGCCAATTTCATGAGACATATTTTTTGTTTCTAAATCAATTGCTAAAACATTAGTCGCCATCTGAATCATCCTCTCCGGTTGATTTTAATATATCAAAAATTCTTTCAAACCACATTTTTTTTCTATATGGTATCACTCTTCATCACCCGTTGCAGACCACAAAGCAGTGATTTTATCTTGGTCTGCTTTTTGTGGATTAGGCGCTTCTTTAGTGGTATCTCTCACCAAGAAAGCAATCAATCTATCTGTTCCGATATTCATTACTGTGCTTAAAGCCCAACCTTGATTACCTAAAGTGTTAAGTGATTGTATCATTACTTTCGGCCCATCTTTTACGTTATACATTTGAAATGTATGTTCATATGTTTTATTCATTTTATTCCTCTCCTTTTTATGTTTACAAATCTAGTTTTGTTGTGTCTTATTTCTTCAAAATACCCCTTATTAGATTTGTAGTTCCTATATACTGTTGCAGGTGATGCATTTGTTACTAATCTTACTGTTTCTAATAGTACAGATTTATTTATCCACTCTCCTGTCTGACTCTCTATTTGAATTGATTTCCCATTTTCTACTAACTTTTTATATTCTTTTGTAAATACATCTAATTTTTGTTTCTTGGCAGATGATAGTCTTTCGGCTCTCAGGGCTGAATCTAACCACAATACAAGAGATTTATAACATTGTTGGGTTACATGAGATGCTTGTAAAACGTGTTTACTAGTCAATTTGAACCTATCTTTCTTTGGTAATTTAGGTGCTTCTGCGATACAAGAAAGAACTGCTAATCTAACCATACTTACTTGCATTCTAGTAATAAAATTATTTGCTATCTCAATTACAGCAGGTCTGCTATCGTGTACAAAGTTTTGAAACTTAATTGTTTCATTTGTTATTGTATCATTTACACCTTTAGAAAAAGTAATTACTTTCTTTCTTCTAATTACCTCTGCTTCTCTAATTTGTTCCTCGGTCATACCTTCTTTTATTTCTAATGGAACAGAATCATATTTTTCTTTTAGACACTCGTATATTTCTACAAAGGCATCACCAAACTTATTGATTGGTGTTTGAGTATCTATGATTCTACCATAATCATTACTCAGTGTTTCTCTTACAGCATTCTGTTCACTTATAGGAACTTCTCTAATGTAGATTAAACAACGTTGCAGTAACCCTGTTTCTGCAATAACACTAGTCAATGTTTTAGGAATATAAGAGGTAGCATAAATAGAACGTCTGCTATCACAATACATTTCCCCGCCTTCTGCTAATTGTTTTGTTATTCTATAATTTTGACCTGCTAGAGTATTCATTAAAGTATTCAAATACATAACAACTTCTTGTTTGTGTTGTGTAGGTTTGAATACACCGGAATATTCGAACTCATCATAAACACAAAGACCGTCTCCTTCTAAACCACCAAACAATTGTTTAGGAACTTGTTCGTAAGTAGTATTGCCATCATCATCAGTAATAGCAACATCTTCTATTTTCATCTTACCGATGAGTGCGGCATCAGTTGTAGATTTAACTGCATGAATAGAAAATCTGTTATGTCTTTCTCCTGAAGTTTCAGCCTCT